CTAAAAAATCCCCAGGAACCGCGCACGCGGCTTTGCTTTTGCCAGCGCCGCCGTCCACTCGGCATCGCAGCTACTGCCCAGCTTCACGGCGGTGCGCTTGTCGATATTGGCTTTCACGAGCTGGCCCGTTTGCGCGACATCGTGCGCGCCCAGACCACCGGCAGAGCCATCAATCAGGGTGAGCGGTGCCCCCGGCGTTGGATCCAGCAGGCCCGACGCCATCAGGATCTTCATGCACGGGCTGGCAGCCTGGGTCAGCACGGTAGAGGTCGTCATACAGGCAGAGATTGCGGCGCAGAGCATCAGCGACGCCATGCACCGCCACGCCTGCATCGGGCGCTTGTCGAACATCGATCTGTCCTTTCTGGACCTGTACGTCCACCTCGACCTTTTGCCGGGTGGCATCGTTGATTTGTGGGATCGCGGCGGTGGCGATGTCGCCGGTGGCCTGTCCCAGCGAGGCGTCGACCTTGGCCTGACCAACCTTCGCCGCCATTTGGCCCGGGCGGATCGCGACCCACCAGAACGCCGCGCCGATCGCCCCGGCGACAGCCAGGGCGAATATTACGCGGAAAACCCAGTTGGCGGCGCGCACCTGCGGCAAGGCGTCCTCGGCCAGTTGCTCGGCCTCGCTCAGCATATTCATGCGCCGGCGACTCCCGCCAGGCAGTCACGCCGTTCCTTCTCGCGCCGGTTCACCAGGCCGGGCGCGGCGCAATAGACGACCCCTTTGGTCGACCGCTTGCAGGCATATCGCTTCGGCACCGCACCGCGTGGACGGAACAGCACGATATACCCCCGGAACGCCTCGCACGCCGCGCGCCAGCGATGCGCCGCCGCCTCGCGCGCCATCGGCGAACCGCGCCAGTGACCAGCGCCGCCGTTGAGGATGAAGTCACCGGCTTGCCCGCGCAGCGACACCGGGCCGGAAAGCAGTTCTGGCGTGATCGCCACCGCCTCGCTGGTCGCTTCGGTAAGATCGGCCTTCAGCCAAGCGTCGCATTGCGCCTTGGTTGCCGTCATGCCCGGACGGACGCCTCTGGTATGGCCGCTGCAGATCGTCCAGACCGAGCCGCTATCCTGATAGGCGTGATAGACGGTGCCCTCGGCAGCGCGGGTGCCGGGAAGCGCCAGTGTGACGGCTGCGGCGATCAGCGCACCGATTCCAGCGCCGACACCGACCTTGCTGGCCGGATTCAGCTTGCGCGGTTCACTTGCCATCGGTCGGCACCTTGCGGGTGATGCGCGCGACGGCGATCGCGATCAGCAGCATGACCGGGAAGGATCCGGTCACCCACGACGGGAGCAGCGCGCGCAGATCCTGCGGCATCGCATTCCAGATGTCGGACGCAGTGCCGGGAAAGGCCTGCACGAACGCCTCGATCAGCGCGCCGATCGCGGCGAGCCGGATCGAGGAGAAGGTATAGGCGCGATGCCAGTCATCGATAAGACGCGCGCACAACCAGGCGCGCCACTTTGCGAGCAGCGTCATCGGATTTCCTTTCGGGGTACGGGAGAGTGAGCGGGGCCAGCCCCCGCAGGCATCGCCTTCGGAGGCTTGGTCGTACGTCGCCGCAGTGGCGCGGATGCCACGCGAGAGGGTGTCCTGTTCCAGCGCTGCCTCGGCGCGTGAGACGAGATCGTCGAACGCTGGCGTCGGCGGATGGAGCGGGAACGCCCCGCGCAACGTGTCCTCGAATGCCCCGACCTGGGCATAGCGGCGCTGCGCGATCGCCCGTTCGACCGGGTTTGCCAGCGCCAGCAAGAAACCAACGAGGCAGAGGATGCCGCCGCCCTCGATCATGGCATTGGTCCGGATTTTGGCGGCGCGATCATTTCGAGTTTGGCCTCGATTCTGGCCGTTCGCTCGTTGATCATGTTGAGCTGTTTATTGCTCTCTTCGAGGGCCGTGATCCGGCGCTCGTGCTGTTGGAGCTCGTTGAGGTAGCCGCCGCCTGTCATCATCGCGCCGATCAGCGTGATCACGATCGCTGCGGGTGCCCACCAGTCTTTCCATGTCGGAGCACGCGGCACTTGTGCGCTCACGCGGGCACTATCTCAAACCGCTCGGTCGGCGGTACCGTCGTATCGTCCCATAGCTGCGGATGAACCGGGGAACTCGGATCGTTGAAATCCTTCTGGAGGTAGGCCCTCGCACCCCCTTCGGAGGAGAAAGAGAGCCCGCGCTCGGGACTTCGGCGCAACATTCCACCATCCCAGTAGAGGTTGTCGCTAGTGTCAGCATCGGTGACGCATATCTTGAACATTATGCCACTCCTGATCCGGTGATCTTGAGCCAGATGCCCGATGTTGCACCGGTGTCCTTCTGCTGGAAGCCAAGCGCTCCGCTAACAAAGACAAGGCGAATGCCCGTCGCGCTGGAATCGTCACCAAAGCTCGCATCGCCTTTTAGTTTAAGGCTGAGCCCCGATCCACCATCGACCACGAACGTCGCCGTCTTGTTGGTCGTCATGTTCATGACCGTGTAGATTCCGATCGCGTAGGCTTGCGTCAGCACCGGTGAGAAGTCGTCCACCGCCACTGGTGCCGGTACAAACCGACCGCCGGGGAACAGAAGCTGGCCGCCGTTGGTATCAAAGTCTCCGCCGGGCGGAGAGGTAAAGGTTATGGCGTCCGGCCTCGCGTGATTCTCGAAGGTGACCCGGCGGTTCTGGACTGAGGATGAGGGTATAAGACTGGCCTCAGCAAGCTTGATCGCTAGAGTTCGGTAGGACGATCCGGGTGCCAAGCGTATCGTAGTCTCGCGCGCGTCGATGTTGTAGAGGCTGACTGCGGTGTCGACGCGGGTTGCCTTGATGTCTACATCAAGGCCCGAGCAGGTGTGCGGGGCACCGTCAAATGTAGCGGTGAACCCTGTTGAATAGCCATCAACGACTCCGCGAGCGTAAACCTTGCTGACGTCCCCTGCGAGCATCAGCCCAGCGCCTAAAAGGTTGCTTCCGTCAGTTGCCGGGGCAGTACCTGGAGCAAATGCATTGGCTTTTAGCCCAGTGACCCGCACCGCAGATTGACCGAGATAAAACGCTGCCACCTTGCATGGCCCAATAACCTCGATGTCTTCAAACGAACTGCCAGTTTCGTAACTTGCCCCCCGGAAATAAGGCACCATCGCAACGGCATTGTAACTGCTGATCTGATCTGAATAGGCGGGTGCGTAGATGCGCCCATTCCTGAAGGTGCAACGCTGGTTGTCCCGCCCCAATGCGCCGGGATTCACGCAATTCACCGTTATGAAGTTGGTCGCGGTGCAGTCGTGGCAGCCATAACCTAATTCGATTCCGGTATCCGCAGAGTTTTCGATGTATACGTCTTCAAGATGGACGTTGCTGATGACGTCGCCAGTGTCGAGACTACCGCCCGACGAGGTGGCGAAGATGCCGTTTTGCGTGACGGTCGTATAGATCCGAATGCGACGGCCGAACATATTAGACGCGACAAGCTGGAGGCCGTTTGCGTATGTATTCCAGGCGAAGAGACCATCGACCTCCAAGAGGCCACCACGGTGCACGAGCACGTTCGAGGAGGAGCCCTTGGCCTTTAAGTTCTGGATCAAGACCCGGCTCGACGGTGTCGCAGGCGTGAAGTTCACCTGCACCAAATCATTGAAGTTGCTGCCCAACGTGGGGTTCGGAACGGTGGCGTCGATGTGCATATTGATGAGCTGGGCGTGGGTGGAAACGAGAATACCGACGCCATCGGAGCCGGTGCCCCCCATCTTCTTCAGCACGCCGCCCATGCCGTGGACGACGAGTCCGGGGGTAGTGATCTCGACCATATCACCATTGAAAGGGAAGATTCCGGGCGGGATCACGAAATGATCTTTTCCCTGGACCGCAGCACGGATTGCTGTCGACAGATCTCCGGTCCAGGTGCCCGCGATGATCTGTGTCTGGGTCGTCTTCGCAAAAGCGTCTAGCAGCGTTGGGAGGTTTCGCAGGGCGCTATCGACATCGGTCGGGGTGCCGGCCCACTGGTAACCGATGGCGTTGCCCTTCTGGCGGACCCATGCCCCTTCATCGAGCCTAGTGCTGTCAGCCTTAATCACATGGGGCAGGTTCTCGACATAGGGACCTGCGCCGCGTTCGAAATAATATCGCGCGTCTGGAATGCCCGGCACCCCGACCAGCGATGCTACCTTGCGCGTCACGTCCGAGGCTCGGAACGCAACCAGGCTCGAATAGCTATTGTCGGCCTCACCGGGCGGCCCCTGATAGGCGGTGTCGATCGGCTGCACCTCGATCGCGCCAGTGTCCGGGTTGGGCGCAAGGATCTTCCCGCCACCGAGCCGCTGGCTGGCGGGCGGCAGATCGGGCGCGCTTTCGCCCGGCGGCAACATCAGTGCCCGGCTGCTCACATCGGTTAGCTGATCGTCCTGTTCCTGACCGATTAGCATCTGCCGGTCGAGCGCTTCCTCGTGACTTTTCGCCGGGAACACACCTCCGTTTGTATATTGCATCGGCTGCACTCGCGCGGTCGAGCGCGTGATCTTCAGGGATGCGCCGTTCGTCGCCACCGTCCGCGTGACTGTGCCGCCCGCATCGGTATCGCCACCGGTGACGGTGTAATCCGTGCCCAGCGCCAAAACCGCTTCCACCCCAGCGGCGATCCGCGACACGATCAGGTCCCCCGCCGCCTTGAACCGGAATGGCACGGCAAAGCTCGTGGTGACGCCATTCTCGGCATAGGTGACGGATGCGGGAAGCGCGGCGACGGTCATTGCGGAGGTCCTTCCTTGCCAAGGGCATTCTCGAAATCTGGCGCGCGACCGGGTGCCGTCTCACCCGGAGCCCACCAGAAATGCGTGCGCTGGTCGTCGGCGCGCTTTTTCATGCGCTGCCACGACTGGCGATAATTGGGGTCGATCTGCTCCTGGATCTGATCCATCACCATGCGATCGAACGCAGTGCGGACGTACCAGGTGCTGCCGCCGGGGATCTCCGATCGCGCCAGGCGCGCGGCCGCCCAGGCGGGATGCTTGGACCCGGCAACGTCCGCCACGCTTTGCGCATCCTGCGCCAGCGGCCCTGCGAGCGAACCGAGAAAGCCGCCGCCAAAGCGGTTCTGCGACGACTGCAGGAAATCGCCGAAGATGCCGAAGCCGCCGCCTTGCAGAACCGCCGCACCCCAAAAGGGGCCATCGTCCATCGGGCGTGGATCCTTGAATGCCGCCAGCGCTTTGAGTTGCAGCGCGATCGCGCCGCCGATCGTCGTCGCGATGAACAGCCCCGCCGCATAGCGCGCCGCATTCCACTTACCCTGCACGGCCGCTTCCATGATGCGGTGCGTCTGCATGATCATCATGCTTACGCCAAAGCCCTTGAACAACGCGGCCGAGCGGATGATCTCGCCGATCCATGTCCCCTTTGGCGCGACCGAGTTGACCAGGGCGCGCGTGCGGATATCGGGCGTCGGCACCGCATAGTCGGTCTCGGACAGAATCATTTCATAGAGCTTGTCGCCAAGCGCATGATCCTCGACGTTATACGGCATGATCCAGTCGGCGCCGCGCTGGCGTTCCAACCGCGTCTGCCGAATGGCGTCCCAGCCGTCGGGCGTGATGCCATAACGTTGCAGCGCGCGCTGAAACGGGCCGTCGAGATCGGCAAATGCCTTACCGCGATTGCCGGTAATATGGCTGACGAAGGTCATCCCCATCGCCCAGCGCCCCGCCTCGGTAAAGCGGTTGAGACCGGTGATCCGCAGCGCCCATTCCGCCAGGCGCTTGGCGACTTCGCTGGTCAGTTCCTCACCGAGCACGCGCTGCTGGCCGCCCGCCCGCTTCGACCATTCCTCGGCTATACCGGTCGTGCGCACCGCGAATTCCTGGTCAGCCAGCGCGCCAGGCCGGAACAGCTTGACGTAATCGCGCAGCATTCCAGCGGCCGGCAGACCGTTGAACTTGCGCGTCACCAGACCGAAGGCCGGGTCGGTCGGCACCGCCGACAGCATCGCACCGCCCAGCTTCGCGGCGGTCTCGATCGATCGCACCGCACTGAACCCCAAAGCGATCGTGCGATTTTCAGGCCGCCCGGCCGCGCCGGTAATTTCATCGTGGTAACGGTCGATTTGCTTGGTCGCCGCGAACGCGCGATCGGTCGCCTTGCTGTGGGAGGCAGTGTCGAGCGCGGCGGATTTCTGGATCGTATCCTTGATCCAGCCGACCGTCGCATTCGGGTTAGGCCCGAGCACCTCCATCAACGCGATATCGCGCGACATGCCGTCGATATGCCCCATCATCGCATCGAAGGCCGATCCGACACCGAATTTCGCCTGATAGGCCATCCAGTCGTCGGCCGATTTGAACACGAGGAAACGACTTTCGCCGAGCTGGTTGGCAAGGGCACCGCGACCGCTGCCCTGCCCGGCCGTCCGCTTGTTCCAGCCATCGGTGCGGATGGTTTCGAACACGTCGCGCAGCGCCAGTTCGAAACCCGCTTCCGAAAAGGGCATGCCGGTGCGCTGGTCGAGCATCCGGGTCCGATCGAGGCGGGGGGCGATCTCCGCACGCCAGGCGTCGAACCCGGCTGCGCGCACCGCCCGCGTATCGTGCGCCTGGGGGAGCCCCCATTTTTCCAGCTTGCCGATCGATGCGCCAGCGGCATTGGCGCGGGTGCGCAGCATTTCGGAGGCACGCTCGAACGCATCGGACAATTGCCGCGCGCTTGCCGATCCGGTGTCCTCGCCGAAGCGTTCCCGCACGAGCTGCTCCAGCCCGGCCTTGTCGCGGACTTCGCCCACGATGCCGGTGTGATGCTTCGCGAGCACTTCGGACATCATCGCATGGCTGCGCGCCCGGATCGCGCGCCTGCGCCCCTCCACGCTGGAATAGCCCGCTTTCGGGTCGGGCGCGAACATGGCGACCGCCGCCTTGGGGTCGATCGGGCCGCCATCGCGACCGCCACCGTAGCTCGCCATATTCTTGAGCGCGGCTTTTTGCGCCTGCACCTGAGCCAGCGCCACGCGCCGTTTGCGGATAGCGTCGGCCTCAAGCGCCTTCAGCGCGGCATCTGTCGCCATCGCAGATGCCGCCTGATCGCCAAACTGGCGGCGGAATTGCTGTTCGAGTTCGCCGTAGAGCCCGGCCATCTCGCGGCCTTTTTCGGGCGTGATTTCCCCACGCTCGACCATGCCGGGGATGCAGCGGTCCAGGCTCATAGACAGTTCCTCGCCGCCTTGATTGCCGCATCATCCGCGTCGAGTTCGCGCAGCACGTCCTCTGCCGATCGCAGCGGGCCGCCTTCCTCCAGACGGAACATATTGCCCTGATCGACCGCATCGAACAGCGGCGCACCGATCGTGCTTTCCTGATCCGTCTTGGCGCGGATCGGGCTATCAGCCTTCAATTGGGCTCGCTGGCGTTCCCGCGCTGGGAAGTTGGGGTCGAGCGCTGCAGCATGTTGATCTCTACCTCGGCGTATTTCTGTAATCTCGTTACCAAAATGCACCCTCTCGCCATCCTTCCAGATCTCGACTGGAGTAAGGCCGACGGCGGGTTGTTTGAACGCCGCCACGACTGTGCGGCGCTCAAACCGACCAACATCTTTACCCTCGAGGTATTTGAGACCCCACCGGCCATCGCTTGTCACGGCGATCGCAACCTTGGGCCCGCCTTGCGCCTGAAATTCAGCTAATTTTACAGCATCGCTAGCGCTGACATAAATCGTAGCCTGTGATCGTGGTTGCGGCCCTTGATCCTTCGCGCCGTGCTCTGGGTGAAACGACTTGTCCCGGGACGTGGAACCGTCCGAATGCACGAGATAGGTGGAACCTTTGGCGGTGGTGAAGGCAACGTCTTCGGCGATCTGAGCCTTAACGTCATGCGTCAGGCTTTCGGCAATCGCCTTTCCGGCCGGGCCGTTGGGATCGTCGAGGGATGGCCCCGGCGCTTCCGCCAGGACCGGGCCGTTTAGTCCGGCTTCTTCGCGAGCATCCGCTGCAGCGCCGCCAGGTTGCTCGCCGCGCGCGCGCCCTCCGCCCGCAAGTCCGCTGGAAATGCCGGATTGGTCGACGCCTCCTCCAGCGCCGTGATCGCGCGCTGCGAGAGTGTGTTCGAATTCGTCGGCGAGGTCGGCATAGCGCGTATTCTCCGCTTCCTGTGCGAATGCGTCAAGGGCGTCGCGAGCATGTTCGTTCACCACGCGGGCAATCGCCGCTTCCGGTGTCAGCTCGCCACTCGCGACCCAATCCGCGGCGCGCAAATGCTCGACCGGGGTGAAGGCGATGCCATGTGTATCCAGCGTGTTCGCGATGGTTTCGCGCGCCGCCGCGAACTGCGTTTGCCGCGCGCGTGCCACTTCGCGCGCGGTCGCGGTTTCCAGGTCGCCCCGCGCATAATGCGGCGTCGAAACGGCATGTTCGATCAGCTGGAGCATATCGTCTTCGGTGATATGGTCTCCGCCCAGCTCGGGCGGGGCATCGTGGAAATATCCCGCCTCCGCTGCCAGCTCGCGCGCGCGGTCGATGCTCATGCCCTTGCTGCGGATCAGCACGCCACCACTCGGCGCGACGCGCGGCAGATTGCGGCCCTTGATCAGATCATGGCCCTCGTCGTTACGAATGCCGCCATGGTCCGCCAGGAAGCCGAGCAAATCGCGCGGCGCGGCGTCCTGTTGCCGCGCAAACACACCGGGCCGCCGTTGCCGCAACCCGATGCCCGGAAGATCGGCAATGGCGTTGAGCGCGGCCTTGACGGCATCGCGTTCGATGCTGAGCCGTTCCGCCATGATCTCGGGTTTCAGGCTCTCGCGCGTCTGCGTGACATAGGCGCGCACGGCGTTGCGGATGTCCACATCGTTGGCGACCGGCGCATCCGGAAGATTGACGCGCGGCGTGAGCGGTTGCGGCGTAGCGGCATCGCCCATGCCGCCGATCGCGCCCGCTTGCGCCGCCGTTCCATCGCTGGCGGCAACGGTCGGCTTGAGCGCGATCTCGTCGCTGGGATCGATATAGGGGACCGCGTGCGCAGTAATATCGATCGCAGGTGCTGCGGGATCTGCGTTGCCGCTTGCCCGCGCCGACAGCGCCGCTTCCATATTGGCGCTGTCCAGCTCCTGTTGCGCCAGGCGCACTGCCTCGTCACCGCCATTCCCCGCAAGGCGCAGGCGGTCGGCGATCGGCGTTTCACCCATCTTGGCGTGCGCCCATGCGACCACATCGCCCGCCGTCTTGCCGTGCAGGAACGGGTTGGCCTTGATCGCATCGGCCGAGAGCACGCGCTCGATCGGCGTGCTCGCTTCCGCCTCCAATATGCGGCGCGCACCGCCCGGCCCGGCGAAATGCGCGAGGTACAGATTGCCCGCGGTTTCGGGCTGGCCGATCGAATGCAGATACCGCGCATTGTCGAGCGTGAGCGAGCGCATCAACCGGTCCTGCATCGCGCCGTCTGCGCGCAACGCGAGGATTTGCGCATCACTCAATCCGTTCGCGCCAAGCTCGCGCTTGTAGCTGTTGAGCCAGGTGCGATCGGTGAATTGATATTTGCCCGTGGCGGAACTGCGCGGGTTGCGCACGTCCCCGCCGCCGCTGGCGTTTTCGACCTGCCCGATCCGCGCCATCACCGTCGAGACCGCCGCATCGCCCGTTACCAGCGGCGCGGTTTCTCGTGAAACAGTCTGTGAAACGGGGGTGCGCGGGGCGAGCGGAGGCGCGATCCCATCGGGATCGCCTGCCTGGGCAAGTGCGGCAAGGGCGGATTGCAGACGATCGGCATGAACGTCCCGTGCCGTCGGGGTATCGACATAGGGGTTGATCGCGTCGATCTCGCTTTGGCGGTCGAGCACATGCAGCGCGGCTTGCTGATCGGGCGTGCGGATTTCGGCAGGTACGGCCTTGCTGAATGCCGCCGCTACCTCCCCGTCACTGGCCTTGCCAAGATCAGCCGCGCGGAGTGCCAGCGGGGCTACGGCACGCCCAACGGCTTGCCCGGCATCACTCCCCGCGATCGCGCGGCCTGCAGCCCCAAGCGCCTTCCCACCCGCGCCGAGCGCTTTGCCAGCGACGTGGAGGCCGCCCGGCAGCAACGCGCCACCGATCGCCGCCGTACCGACATCGGCGATCATGTCGCCCGCCGACATCTGTTCGCCCAACTCGGCGCGGTGCTGCACCGTACTCGGCAATTCCGCCGTCTCGGTCAGGCCGTTGATCAGCGCTTCGCGCCCCATCGTCTGCAGGATCGTCTTGCCGCCGCCCCCGATCGGCAAGGTCGCCAGGTTCACCGGATCGGTGAAGCCCGTGACGATATCGGTCCCGAAACCGAGTGCATTCTGCCCGAGGCCGGACTGCCGCGCGATGATACCTTGCGCGGTTGCGCGCTGATCTTTCGATCGCTTCAACAGCCAGGCGTCGAATTCCTGCGCGGTGCGCGCGGGCGTGCTGTCCAGGAAGCCGGGGTCGGTCTGGCGAATGCGCTGGACATCCCGCCAGATCGCATCCTTGTCATAGGCGGTGTTGCCCGCGATCAGATCCGGGGTGCCGTGGCGCGGCATAAGAATGCTCTGCAGCGCAGGCACGCCGTCATGCGCGTCGATCTCGGCCGCGATCTGACCGTATTTCTGGCGCTCGAGCTTTTGCTGTCCGGTGATGTCCTGGCGGTCTACCGTCCAGTGCGCGCCCATGATCTCACTGGCGGTGACCGGCGCATCGGGCGATTTCGGTGCGAGTTCTACGACGGGTGCGTCGGAAATGAAGGGGCCGCGCTGGTCGGTCACTTGAGGTACTTCCGGCCAAGATAGCCAAGGTCGAGCTTGAAGATGCCACCGGTGTTCGACGCGACGATGATGCCGCCCGGCCCGTGGAACTCGTAAAAGCCATCGCTACGCGCGACCGGCACATAGCTGCGCAACACTTGCGGCGTGATCGTCGTCTTGCCGTCCGAATAGACCGGGTGCGGCACCTTCGGATCATCGCTCCACTTTACCGAGCTTAGCACCTTTTCGAATTGCGCCTGGCTTTGCTCCGCCGGGAGCTTCACCGGCACGTTGTTCCAATAGCCGATGCCGCCGTGAAAGACGCCTTGCCCGTCGATCGCACCGCCGACTGCCACCTGCAGAAAGGTGCCGTACTGGCTGGGATTGAAGGTGTGGACGCCATGCGCGCGAGCCCAATCGGCATAGAGGTTTCCGGCGATCTCGCGCGCGGCATTGGCATCCTGCGGCGCGAAACGTGCCAGCGCGGGCGCAACGTCGGTATTGTATTTCTCCAGCGCCAGCTTGCCCGAACCGTCCGGCTTCATATCGTCGATCAGCGATCGATCGGCCTTGCGCGCAGCCGCACCGCTCGCCGCGCTGGCGCGGTTGATCATCGGCAATCCCACCAGGCGCTGCGCGACCGCGTCATCGGGTGCGATCTGGCGCATCGCCTGCAGCGCATCGCGCCCGCCGAGCGGCGCGATCGTGTCGATCACTTCGAGCCGCCCCTTGTCGCCGCTGGCGAAATTGGCCTTTAGCTGGTTGACCTCCGCCGGTTGTAGCAGGGGTACTGGCTGGCCTGCCGCCTTGCTGACCGTAGCCGCCCATTGCCGCCGCGCTGCCCAGGTCGCCGGGTCAGCGAAATTCAGGGGTGGAGGCGGCGCGCCGTTGATCGCCGCCCATTGCCCCGGATCGCGCTCGAACTGTTGCTTGCGTCCCGGCGCGATCGTCTCAAGCGCATGGAGCCGGACCTGATCGTCGGGCGATGCCTTCGGCCCAAGCGCGCGCAGGCGTGCGAGTTCGCTGTCATATTGCTGCGCGGTCCACCCTTGCGTCTCGCGATTGACGCCATTGTGGATCTGCAAGGCGCTAAGCTCGGTCGCGTTGCTGGTGTCGCCATTGGCACGCGCCGCCTGCGCAAGCTGGTCTAGTGTCGCATCGGGCACGACGATACCGGCTGCCTGCTGCGCCTTGGCGGTCGCGATCGCCTCGTTGGTTGCCGCCTTCTGAAGCGCAATCTGGTGTTGCGCGAGGGCCTCGTTACGACGGATTTCGACCTGTGCCCCGTCGCGCAGGCGCTCCATCTGTTGCGGCGAAACAAGATCATCAAAGCCGCCGCTGTCCAGCAATAGCTTGACTGCGCTTGGGTTGCGATCCTTGACGCCATTCAGGAACCCGACAGAGACCTTTTCTTCATAATCTTTGATCAGCTTTTGCCGGACCTCTGCCGGTACGCCCGTCATATTCTCAAGCGACTGGCGACCGAGGCTGAATTCCTCGCCAAATGCCTTCGGGTCTTGTTGCCGATACGCACGGTTTGCTGCGATTTCGGTCGCAGATTGCGTATCGGTCGCGATCTTTCCGACCCTGGCACCGGCTTCGAACTGATATTCTGCGGTTTCGAAACGGCTGCCAAACTCGTTGATCTGGGCGGAGGCCGATCGCCGCAGGCTGTCTTCGGTAATACCGTCGGTCAGCGTCGCTTTGCGATCTGCCCACCACTGCGCCATTTGGTCCGCATGACCAGCGCCACCGGGTGCGGCGTTGGTGCGCGCGTCGATCGATGCCTTGTCGGCATCCTCTCGCGCCTGGGCAAACCGCACGTTGAAATCGGCCGCCTGCGCGTCTGCACGTTGCTGCCGTTCGATCTTGTACGCGTCGATCGCGCCACGGTGCAGCGCACCGCCAAGTTGCTCTATCCCCTGGCCAACGCCCGCGCCGAAATCCTGCGGCTGTGCCAAAGGGATGCCAGCCGTATTGCCCGGCGCGACCTGTGGTTGATAGATTTGTTCCTGCGGCATCAGGACCGGCCATCGCGTGCAGAAACGGTATGGCGCGCGGCTATTAGTTGAGGGGCGCCAATCCCTTGTCCGGGATTTACCGGACGCCGCGTGTTATGACGCCCCTCGACTCGTGATGCAATAGGGGGGATTACATGAGGATGATCGTTGGCCTGGCTATAGCCACCGCCCTGTCGGGGTGCGCTACTATGGACAAAGCGATTGTTGGCTTTAGTCCCGATGAGATGTTCGCGCGCCTCGATCGCGGGCTTGAGGGTCTTAAGGGACATCCAGCGCAGGGTGCACTCGATACGCTTGGCTACCCGGATCAGCAAATGGTTGTAGCGGGCGACACGGTTTACACGTGGCGCAACGAGGAGTTTTTGACCGGCGCGAACGCCCGTCCGCTTAACTGTGTGGTCAAGGTCGCCGTACGCGACGGCATCGTTACGACTGCCACGTTCAATGGCAATGCAAAGGCATGCCTCACTTATGCCAACCGGTTCCCGGCTTAGAGAAAGGGGCCGCTTCACAAGCACGCCTTCAGCGCAGCAATTCGCTGCTAACGACATCGAGATTTGTTCCTGCTGCATCAGTAAATGCCGTCCGAACCGGACACGCCATACGCGCCACCGCTATAAAGCGACCCGCCATAGCTGCCCGACTGTCCTGCCTTCGCATTGGCCCAATCGTTGCTCTGTTGCACGCCGTGCGCCGCCGCGCCAAACATGCCCTGGACCAGCGCGTTCGATCCGGCCGAATAGGCTTGCGCACCCTGGATCCGCAGGCCGCGCGCCTTGGATGCCGCTTGCCGCCGAATGGTCAGCGCGTCGAGCGTGGCGTTGATCTGGCTTTGCGTCAGCGCATCGATCGCGGAACCGGCGCCTTGCTGGAAGCCGTTCGCACCCTGCGCGGCGACTTGCTGGCCGATTGCCATCCGCGCCGCGTCGCGTACCCGGCTCTCAGACACCGCGCCATCGCGCTCGGCCTCGGTCGCCATCGTGTTCGACAGGTCGCGATTATATTTGCCGTTCTCATAGCTGGCCATGCCGCCAACCATATTCCCGACTGCCTGGACAGCTTCGACCATCAGGCGATCCGCTCGCACAGGATATGCGTTTCGGAGGCGGCCCCGAAATGGCGCAAGACATAGGTTGGCGTCAGCCCGAGCGCCTCGGCCCAGCGAACCTGCGGCCCCTTGCGACACAGCACCGCCTCCAGCAATTGCGCGGGGTCGAGGCCGGGGAAGGACGACAGGATCGCCTCGGCATCGATCGCCGCGATGCAAATCGCCTCGATGCGGCGATAGATGCTGGCCGCGATGCGCCGCCGGGTAAAGCGCGTGATCGCGAGATGATCGCTGCCCAGGCCAAGGCTGAGGATCGCCCAGGCCACCGCCTGCACGCCACGCCCGCTTGTCGGGTGGGAAAATGTCTCGCGCAGGCCGACACAGGCGACGGGCGTAGTGCCGCGCCAGGCCGTCCATGCCTCGCCGCCTTGGGCCAGGTCGTTGGCCATCTCGATCGTCATCACGCGATCAAGGCCGAGCTGCACGCGTTGCGACGGCTGGCGTTCGATTGTCATCGCGTCGATCCCGCGCATCGGGCGAAAAGACACCGTCATCCGGTCACCTCGATTTTGGGGAGCGCCGCCACGATCACGGCGGGCAAGGGCTCGGAGGATGTAAAGGTCGCGCGGCCGCTGCGATCCCACCCGCCGCTCACCGGCCGCTCGGTATCGCCGGTAAAGAGCGGCACGGGCGCATCCATATAGCCCGCGCTGGGGCGATCGATTAGATTGTCGAGCTTGCCCCCCTGCACGCCGATTTTCAGGCCCGCCGTTTCGATCAGCCGCAGCGCCAGGCGCACGATCCGCTGGCGCACCCCCTGCGAAGTACCGGTCTGGGATTTCAGCTCTGGCGGCAAGGTGACGACAGCCGCCGTGTAGCGCACCCCTACGGTGACGGTGTAGGCGCGATCCTGCGGCACGACGCTCGCCGGAATGTCGAAGCTGCCTTCGGCCGCCACCGTCACCCCGTCGACGACGCCACCGTCGGCCAGCACCGCGACGGCCTTATTGGCGAGGTGCGTCGCGCCGGTGAAATGGGTTTGCCCTGCCGCCGCCGTTGCTGTCGTGCCGCTATCGACAAAGAAGGCCGCTGAAATGGGATCGCCGTCGTCGCGCCAGGCAGCCATGCGCTGCACGCTCTTGACGCCATCCGCGCGCCGCACCAGCACCCACACTTCGTCACGTCTGCCATCGGCATTGGCGATCGTCGTCGCGCTCAACACCGTGCCATCGCCGTGGATGATCCGCGAAAAGCCCTTAATCTGTTGCTCGGGTGCGTGCGGGTGCACGAGCAACTGCCCATCGCCGCGCACGCCGAACAACAATTCCTCGGGTTCCTTCTGGTAGGCGAGTTGCAGGACGCCGCCGCGCGTGATGTGGCGGCACCACACCGTCATGTTTTCGGCGATGTAGCGATCCTGCCCGAAATCATATTGCGCCTGGCGGAGCTTGCGGCCGCTGCGCTGGACGAAGATGCCGGCCGTCCCGATCTGCACCGGGAACACGCGGTCGCTGCCGTAGAAGCTCTGCGGCACGGCCTCGATATTGTCGCCACCGATAGCCTGCGCGCTGTTGATCGCGCCGATCGCGATCTCGCGGCTGGCCGTTCCGACCACGATCTTGCGATCGCCAACCGCCCACAGAACAGGATCCTCGGTCGAGAGTGTCCGCCGGAAGGCGAGGTCACCCGCCAGCAAGCCGCTCGATGTCGTGGTGACATGGTTGAGGTAATCGCCGGACACGCTCGCCAGCAATTCGAATTGCTTGAAGTGGCAAAGCCGCCCGCCATTGGCCAGCACGACGCTTGGCCAGCCCGCCGCCGCACTGAACGCCGCGTGCGACCAGCGGAACGTCGCGACCGAGGTGACGCTGTCCGGCAAGCGTCGCACCACATCCGCGGTTGCGGACAAACCGTCGCCCGCTACCGCCGTGATTGACACGATGCCATAGCGATCGTGGAGATAGGTCCATTGCACGCCGAACGGACCCTTGCCGTTGATGTCGGTGCCGGTCTGGCTGCCGTCCCACTCGGTTCCGCTGGTATGGATCGGCTGGCTCGTCCCGGTCCGCCCGGCAGAGGCAGCTACATAGACCTTTCCGTCAGAGCGCCGCTTCGACCCGACGGCTACGGCATCGATCCCGACTTCCCAGGCTGGTATCGTCGAGAAATCGGCCGCCTCGATCTTGAACAATGCGCCGACATGTCCGGCAAGGAAGATCGGGCTGGAGGCGGCAATGGTAATACCAGCGCCGGTCGCGGCGCTGACGGTCACCGTTCGCGTTTCGTCGACATTCTGATCGGAAAACGGGCCGTTTACGAGTGGTGCGACATCATAGACGAAGGTCGATCCGCTCGTGCGGGTCAGTCGCGCGGGCGGGTGGTTTTCATGGTCGAGATAGAGCCGGTCGTAGCTTTGCTGGAACGACACATAGGGGGCTTCGGCCGCCGTATACGGGACGATCACCTCATAAGGGACGCCCGGCGCGGTCTCGATCCGGCCGCCATTGGTGTAGAAGCGCAGGCGGTAGTCGCTCCACTCGATCACATAATCTTGCGTCAGATTGAAGCGGAACTCGGTCAACCAGCTCGCCGTGGTTGCCGCTGGCCGGATATATTCGAAGCCCGGCCGCTTCACGAGCGCGCCCTCCACCGTGGGCACGAAATTCTCGCAAGTGTCCATGCCCACGGCCCAGATCGCCGTGTCGACGCGGCCACCCATGCGCGGGGAAAGCTCGCCGCCGTTGAAGCTGGTTGCGATCGGGCGCTGGAGCGTCATACCCACGAACCGCCGCTGGAATTGCCATAGGGCACGCCAAAGGAACCGCCCCTGGTCCGCGCCAATTCCCAGTCTGTGGGCTCCCACACGATCTGCGGATTTTCGCGCGCATCGACCCGGCGCGCATCGGACAGGGCATCGCGATACACACGGAACGCATCATCCTTGCGGCCCCGGTCGCCCGTGATGCGATCGGCGATTGCCCAGCCCAGCCGTCGTGCGAACACCACGACGAACAGATCATCCCACAAGGCCGGTTCGACGACATCCGCCAGATAGCGGATCGGCACCGGGCCGGTGCTGTTGGTGAGGATGCAGTTCCCTTCAAGTTGATAATCGCGCCGATACGGGCCGACGGCCCGGCCGAGCACTTCGACCAGGCGGACGCTGTCTGCGGGCATCTTGAACGAAGCGGTCCAGGGAAAGGGCGCTTCGTCCGCGAGCGCGGCAAGCTGTTGCCGTCGCATCGCGAAATTCCATGTATGCGCGCGGATGACCGCGCGCCGCTCGATATCCCAAACCGCTTTGACGGATCGCGAAAGGTGCGTGTCGTCGTCGGGCGAACGAAGCTGATCGTCCTCGCCAATGCCAGAGGCCGCCAGATTGGCGATCGAGACGAAATCCGCCATCGATCAGCTCACAGCATCGGCCATGGGGAGGCGAAAATCTTCTGTTCGAGCGCCTCGATCATCATCAGGGCATCGCCCTTGCTGATCTTGGTGAAATCGATGTTGAGCGACATCGTATCGCTTTGCGTTTCCGCCGTACCTGCGGCGACGGCGATGTCCTTCAGGGTGTTCTTGCCGCGCTGGATTGTCAGTTTGACCTGGGCCATCGATCGTTCCCTTGCCTTGGTTCACGGGGGCTCTTGCAGTTACCGGGGCGGTGGAGATCGGCCACCACCCCGGCCTCAGGCCATGACGCCACCACAGGTCAGGCCGAGATCGTGACCGCTAATTCGCGGTCGTGTATTCAAGGTCGAACCCGGCGACGACGCCCGCACCGATCCCGGCCACGGCAAAGGTCGCCCACAGCTCTTCGTCGACCGTATTGGGATCGAGCACGAAGGCCGACGCCTTGGGCCCAAGCGGCGTGGGGACATCGGTTGCGGTCAGGGTTTTCGCGTTGACATATTTCGCCGGGGTCGTCGTCGTGCCGATCGAAATCGTGGTCGTAGCGAAGGAGGTGTCCGTGACGGCAGAGATCGCATGGAGCGATGCGCCCTGCGGAAGCTTGCCCAGATACAGACGATCACCGACGGCCAGCGCGGTTGCGGGCTTGGTCGAGCGCACGCGGCGCTTCTTGCCCCCAACCATGCGAACGTCGAGCTTCTTCGGCGGGTTCTGGCTACCGTCGGCAGCACCGACAAATTCCAGGCCATAATAATCAGCCATGTTGTGTCTCCTATGGAGAGAGCGGCGTCCGCGACCGGACGCCGCGCCCAGGGGTTACTGCTGCTCGCTGTTGAGGATGATGCCGACCTTTTCCGCCTGCGTGCGCGTCGCCGCGACCGTGGTGCCAGCGAACACGCTGCGGGTATCGACCTTTTGCGGCTGATCCTTGATCGCCGTGCGCAGCTTGCGCCACACACCCTTGCGGATCCCGGAGCGGGTCCAGAACGGGTTCTTGGTGTAGCCATTGGCATCGACCGTGAGGCCAAGCTTGAAGGCGCGCAGCCGGGGGTTGCGCAGCTCCATATGGACGAAATTCCATCCGAGCAGCGACATGATCCGGCCCTTCACGAAGGTGCCGCCATAGGCACCCTTGAAGTCGGCCGACGTGGCGGGCACCTCGCTTAGCAACTGGGCATTCTGCACGGCGTCGATCACCATGAAGCGCTCTTCTTCCTGGTCGACGAAGCTCTGGTCGAGGGTCTGCCCCGCCAGGATCAGTTTCGCGACGTTCATACCGGTTGCGCCCGCAGCCGCGCCCGTGCCGACCGGGATAATCTGGCCAGCGGGAAACGGTGTGGAAACCGTGCCATCCTTGCCCGAGATGATCGGGCCATAAGCACCTTCCAGCACGCGGCTGTCCTGCGCGCGGTTGATCGTCGCCATCGCCGCCATGGTATAGCCGCCGTCGAGGCTGATCTTGGTGGCAAGCTGATCGGACCCGTCGACGAACTTGTTGAAATAGAGTTCGTTCGGCTTGACGATCCACACGCGATCGTGGCCGGGGTCGGTTTCCTTCAAGTCGGCGAAGCGTTCGTCCGCCTCTTCCGGATCGGTATCGCCGATCAGATCCTTGACGGTTTCCTTCTCGGCACTGGTGCAGTCCTGTTCTTCACAGGTGTCCCAAAGAACCGCTTTGTTCGACTGGAGCTTGAGTTCGAGATTGTTGGCGAACTCATAATTTGCAGTTGTGTTGACTGTATCAGCCATGGGATGGCCCTCGCGAAAAAGGTTTGATCCGATTTCGAAGGGCTAGGGGGCGCACAGGCCCGGCCGCTCTATCGTTTAACGCCCGCGATCGGCGACGCCATCCAGCGTGGGGCCCGGGGCGACGAGGCTAGGCCAGGACTTGACCGGGGGATTGGGAGCGGCTCCCCCGAGGCCGATCGTGAATTCTCACGCCGCGACTCGCGCGTCAAGCTGGGTTTTCGATATTTTTTACAGTTGCTCCTGCGCCTTTGCCTTGCCCGCTGCTGCCGCCGCGTTCAGGCGGTCCCACCGGGCGCGCTCGGGAGATCCGGCTACCATCACTTTCTTTTGGATTTCGGGGTCCGACTTCATTCGGTCCAGCTCGGCTTGCGCCTCGGCCCCCGTCACGCCGAACCGGCCTTTCCCGCCCGTGAGCATCGTATCCTCGGCCATGCCCGAGCCGAGTTTGGAGAATATATCCAGTGCTCTTCCAGCCCCTCCTGGCATGGATCGGAAATACATCAGGTCGGCCTGAGTTAAACTCAATGCGCGGGCGGCTGCATCGATGTGCGACATCTGCTCATTGGCCTTCGCACCCTGTTGCTTGAGCCACTCCCGCGCCAGATTGTCTTGCTTCGCGCTTTCCGCCGCCGCCTCGTCCATCTGCAATTTGATGAAGTCGCTCACCAGGCCCTCGAACGCGGCCTTGGGGGCACCGTGTTTGAGCGCGCTCTCCCGCAGCGAGTTGATCAAAGGTTCGTTGAGCGGCACGCCTTCGGGTGCCTTGATCTCATAGCCATCGACCTTTTCGGGCACGCCGATCGCGGCCTTGAACGCCGCGACCTCGTCGGGTTTGGCATCTTCGCCGGGCACCTTGATCCGGCCATTCTCGCGCAAGGCCCGCTCGGTATCGCGCGCGATCTTGGTCAGCCCGTCGAGGTCCTTCACACCTTTGGCTGCCAGCCAGTCGCGGTTCGAGCTGGTCTCGCCATCCTTCGTTTCGGCGGAAACTTTTTCGAACCAATCGGGCGCTGCCCCACCCGCCTCGGGTGCATCGCCCGCCGCTGCACCGCTACCACCCGCCGCATCGCCGCCATTCGCTGCACCAGCCCCACCGCCGCCGCCAGCACCGCCGATCAAATCCATCGCGCCACCGCCGGTCGTGCCGCCATCTGCCCCGCTCTCGCCTTCAATTGCCATCGTCGATCTCCATGAGTTTCTGGACTTCAGCCTCGTCCAGGTTGAGGTAGGTTATGATCCGGTCGAACACTTCGCGCCGCCCAAGCCGCCGCGCCATCACCAGCGGATCCTGCGAAAACAGCAGCCGGCGATTGTTGGGATGCGCGAAGCAAAAGTCGCGCAGGTCGGCGAGCACGCGCTCCGCCGACACGCGCAGGCGCTCCTCGTCGTCGGTGAGGAAGACCCGTCGCCACAGCGACACCGGCGAACGCCAGCCTGCAAAAAGCTGCTTAAAATTGCGCGCTATATGCACTGCCTGGATGCGGCGTTCATTCTTACCGATCATCTCAGTGCCGCTTCGTCATGTCGGGCGCAAAATTTATTGCGAGCCGCGAAAGTGGTGATGGCTGCTCCCCTTGCGGACAAATCGCCAGGTTCGCCTCGAGGGCATCAATGCTCACCCGAGCACCCTGCAGATCGATGCCGGGAGGGAGCCCGAGGAATTGAAAATCACGCCCGCAATCGGCGCAAATGATGCGCACTGCGGCCGTGTAGCTCGTGACGACACCATCTTGATCAGTCAGACGCCCAACATCGACCGACGCTTCGAATTTCATGTGCTCGCAGGTACTCATGCCGCCGCACTCAGGCTGCTCGCGCGCGCGAGGTCGCTCGCCGCCGATGCCGCTCCCTGCAATTGCTCGACGCCGGATGCCGCTGCCTTGCTGTCGTCACGCGCCTTGCGTTTCGCCGCGACCTGATCGGGCGTTGCGATCCAACTGGGCCGCACGCCCAGCACATCGCCAAGGCCCGGTGCCGCCGCATCGACATCGATATGATCGAACACCGCGCCATCATCGACTTGCGCCAGCGGGGCCATCGCCTCGATCCAGCGGGTCAGGCCCGCCGCTTCCTCGGCACGGGCCATGCGCGACAGCGGGTTTTCATATTCGATCACCGGATAGGCCCCGGCTTCGATAACCTCATCCGGGAAAGGTTCGATCTGGCGCGCGCGCAACGCGAGGTCGAGATCGCGTTGCGTCACCGGATTTTGCTTCTCGCTTTCGTAGCGCCCGGCATAAGGCGCGACGAGCACGCCCTGTTTTGCGACCATTTCCAGCACTTGCGTCGCGGTCATGCGATCCCCCGGATCGGTCAGGATCTTGAAGAAATCCTCCAGGAACGCGGTCTTGACCACGGCGCGCTCGCTTTGCTGCATTTCGAGGCCGATCGGCAGGTTTGATCCGGTCGGCATCGGCGCGACCATCAACTGCCCCTGTTCGTTGACCAGGCCGGGATTGGCCCCGCCCGGCCGCGTCACCAGCGACGTGATGCCGTCATCGTCGAAAAAGGCGAGCGCGGGATCGACCATCTTGTGGGCGGAACGCAGGATCGTCTGCGCCATCTGGTTGAGGCCCTTGATCGTCGGGAGCACCTTGATCGTGGGCGACCGGCCATAGATATCGCCCGGCCCGGTCACGTGCCGCGAGACCGAAATCGGCATCGAATGGAAGCCCTTGCGCCGCAGGATCACCTTGTCGGCGATGGCGATGGTAATGCTGTCGATCGCCATGCTGCGCCGGTCCAGCGCGTCGGGCTGCAAATCGCCATTGGGGCAGACGATGTGCAGGATCTCGAATTCCTCATCGAGCTTGTTGCGCTGGATCGCCTCGCGCATCTTGCCGGTGAGCGCATCGGCACCGAATTCCTGCAGGCACTGGCGCGCCGTCCGCTTGTATTTGCGGTGCACCGTATCGATGCGCCCGGCAAAGTCCTCGTCGATGTAACATTCCGACAGGTGCAGCGCCTTGTAGAACAGACCGACGCCCTTGCGTTCGCCGGTCCAGAGCGGGCCGGTGCCATAGCTGCCGAGCTGGCGAAAATCCTCCTGGGCCTGCACTTCGAACCCGGCATGGGGCGCATAGCGGATCGCATGAAGGCGATCGCCCGCGCGCTCGCACCACCGCCGCACCGCCGGGATCTTGTCGAGATCCTTATCGCCGAAGCGCAGCCGGATATATTGGGTGTTACGCGGGATCGTGATGCCTGCCATCGCCGCGCAAAAGCGATCGAGGCTTTCCACCGCCGTCACATCGAAATTGGCCGCGCCGTGGATGGTGCCGGGCGTATTCTTGCTCCAGCCACCGGCACCCAACGGATTGACGCGTTCGTCGATTTCCCGCCACAGGCTTTCCATCGGCGCGCGCAACGCCGCCAGGCGGTCATGATTGCGCAGATGCGCCTTGACCAGATCGTCATCCTGCAGCGTATCGTCGGCCATCGGAATTTCCCTGTTGGAAGAAACGGGCGCGACCACCGCGCGCCCGCATCTGTCGGTTAGAAGTAGATGTCGTCTGCGATGTTGACGGTGCTGCCGGTCGCGACGTTGATGACATCGCTGCGCTTGCAATAGGCGACCTGTTTGCCGTCGATCAGCAGGGCATACCCATCGATCGCATAGCCGCCCTGGCCATTGGCCGGGCCGTGGACCGTCACCGCATCGCGCAGCATCTTGCCGAGCGTGTGATCCCGCCACACATCGCCCGTGACGACGATCGGCGCGATCCCGGTAATTTCCCGCGTGCCGTCGCTCAGCACGATTTCGACCTTTTTGCCGCCCTGATCGGCCTTCGTCAGCGCTTCGGTCAGCGCGTCGCCGGTGAGACCATCGCCGACCGGTCCGATCTTGCGTGACTTGGGGGCATTCTCGCCACGCTTGACGCTGGTTTTAGAAGCAGATGCCGCCGCTTGCAGCGCCGCAATCGTGGCATTGGCCGCGTCGAGATCCTTTTGCAGTTTCGCCGCTTGTTCTTCGAGATCGATCTTTTCCTGCTCGTCGAGCCCGAGTTCCTCATTGAGCGTTTTATTCTGGGCAGTCAGCTCGTCGATGCGGAGCTGCAATCCGGTTGCCCCTGCAGGATCGAGCCCATCCTTGAATTGCTCCATCAATTCCTGCTCGCGCGTTTTGGTCGTAGCGTCGTCCATGATCGTTCCTTTCAGCTTCCCAGGGTGAGCTTGCCGCCGGTCAGCGGGGCCTGGACCCCCGCTGCGCCGTTCACGAGGTCCGCCGCGCCACCTTTGCGACGCCGGAGTTCGTCCGTGGCCGACACCGCCGCCGCCGCATCGTCACGCGTTGCCGTGGGCAGTGCGGTCGGGGCCTGTCCGGGTGTCGAGATGATGCCCAGCGCCTTCAGCGGGGCCGCGATAATCTTGCCGAGAAGTGCCATCATATCCCTCCAAGTTCGTTGTAATCGCCGTCCACCCGCACGGTGCGCCGCTCCCGCGACTTGCCTCGAATGTCGGAAATGACGTGCTCGCCCTCGAGCGCGGCATATTGCTCGGCATCCTCGATATGGGTGTGGATCGTGTCGGCGATCTCGAGATGACCCCGCGTCTCGCCATCGCTCATCTCGGCCTTGCGATAGTGATACCCGCCCAGGTGCCCGCGGATCAGGTGCTTGGCCGAGGGGTCGACCAGATAGCCGCCGCGCTCCGACATGGCGCCCCGCTGCGCTTCCAGCCGGAGCTGCTCGCGGTTGGACTTCGCCTTGTAGATCCTGAAGCCCAGCGCCTTCTGGCACGCCAGAACCCAGTCATGCTCGCTATCGGTGCGGTCGGCCGCCGCGAAGGCCGCCGGATCGGCAACGCACCGCACCTGATCGTCAGTAATGCCGGGGCACCGTTCGAGCACCTTTGCGCGCAGCATCTTGCCGAACGCCGTCGGGCCGACCTTTGCCAGCGCCTTCCCGCCATCCTGAAACGCAACTACCTCGCCCAGCGTTCGCAGTTCGCCCATCACCGTGCGCTGCGTCAGCGCGGCCGCTGCGAACAGACCCTGGTCGATGCCGACGATGAGCTTGCGTCGGCGATCCCATTCGATCGTCTCTTTGGCGACATGCTCGCTATAGCTGAATTGTGGATGCACCGGCAGGCCGTGCCGCACCGGCACGAACTTGTTGTGGATCATCCGGTCGACATAATCGGGCCGGTGTTTGTTGGTCGCTTGCTGCAGCAGGTAATATCCACGCCCGCCGCGCAGATTGTGCAGGTTCTCCGCGCCGGGCTCGAGCCCGCCCGGCTGGATGAAGCATTCGATCAGGGGTCGCCCCTCCAGCGCTACCAGCAATTCGGGGCTGGCGAGATCATGCAATCCGCCGAGTTCCTTCTCGATTGCCAGCTTGTAGAGATAATTATCGGTGAATGGCGCATTGCTGGAGATCAGTATCTGCGGATCGACCACTAGCTTGGGATCAAGGCTCGAAAAACGCCCGACGCGACCCGACAGGTAGCTGATCAATTCCTCGGGCTGCAAATCGCCTTCGTCGACACCTGCGCAGTTCAACTCCCAGCCGCGCGTGGCCGCCTCTACACCCTGATCGCCGATCGCGCGAAATTCGACTTCCATGTCGAGCACGTCGGTCGGCTGGCGAGACGCATCGCGCCGCAGCACACGCTGGAATTTGTGGCTGTACGGTGCCTTGGCGCTGAAATGCCCATACTCTTTTGGCGTGATATTGAACCATGACGGTAGCGTGTTCGCATCGAGACTAGGGTAACTCTCACGGATGACGCCAAATTTCGCGCGTCGGCGCTTGATGCCGCGTTCATCGATCCGCGCGCCCTGCATCGCGCCATTGCGGACGCCCTTCTGCAGCATCGCCATCGTCTTGCCTGAACCAACCGGGCCGATGATCACGACGATGAACGCGCGACTGCGCATGAACGCCTCCGCCACCGGCCCCGGCGATGTGAGTGCGATGGGTTTGGCTGCAACCGTCATGCCGCGACCGCCCGCATATCGTTCGCAAGCGCGATCAGCTCGGCTGCACGCTGATCGAGTGCGTTTGCCACGGCCGCGATTTCACCCGCGCTCAAGCCACGATCGGCGGCAAGCTTGTGGTTGACGGCGCGACGGCCAATGCCGAGAATGTCGGCAAGGCACACTGCACCACCAAGCGCCGTCCGCGCCCGATCCAGCAACACCAGCCGACGAACTGCCCGCGCCATCGGCGAAAGGGTGTTCCCATTTGTGAGAACGGGCGCGTCAGCCATTGTTGATTTCCTCATCTTGAATTTCGTGGAAATCGCCCTCGAGCATTTCCTCTATCTCGCCATCGGTATGGGTGACGCCCTGGATGATCAGGTCAGCAACACCCGAAAAGGTCATGTCGACCGCGACCGGTTTTTTGCTTTCGAGGTACGGCAACAGCGCTTCGGCACACCTCACGCGCAGCGCTCGCGCCTCGGCATAGCTCATCCGCTCGACAACTACGTTGGGCGTGCCATCCTTCCGAAAGCTGTGAACCTTTTCCTGCTTCGAGGTTTCGATCAGGACATCTTCCGGCGTCGATGACAGCTGCATCAGCGTGATTGCCGGATGCTGCCCGAAGGTCTGGATGTAGCGCGCAAAATCATCGGTGCGCTTGTTGCGAGCGCCAGCCGGCCGACCGCGCTTGCGGCTTCGCGCCTCGGTCAAAACGGCCATTCGACCAGCCTCGGGGCCGAGCGCTTGGCGCGCCTCCAGCATTTCCTCAGGCGTTACCGGCTCCAGCAGGTTGAGCTGTTGCTCCTCCATTGCGCGGTCAGCCAGCAAAGCCTTGGCGTCGTCAACCACTTGGCGCACGATCGCAGCGTCGCCGGTGTCAGGCGTTGACATGGCCGCGCCCTCCCCATAGCTTCATTACTTCGCCCAATGGCGACCAAGCACCGGGACCACCACTATCCCCGACCCGCGTTTCACTCCTCGAATTGAGCGCCGATCGCGCATCCTGGCGTCGCACTGACGAGGGCAAGCTATCCCCCGACCCCGTTTTGCCGCTCAACCTTGGCCGTTCGCCCCCTTTCGACCGGTCGGCATCAATCCCGTAAAACGGAAGGTCGATCAAAATCCGGAATATCGCGTGCGCCAACATGCGAGCATCAGGGCGCGCGGGCGTTGGGGGCCCCACCCCCTCGGGCTGGGCACTCAGGCCCCCCCGTCCGATCGGCCCGCCTGCGCCGCCCAGCGTGCCGCATGGGCTCAACCTAGAAAGCTTATGACCATCCCCCGAAAGGCCAGCCTTTACAGCATCTTGCGCGTGGCATTCCGACATTGCCATTCCGACATGCCCGATCAGAGCCCCGCAAACCCGCAGAAATCCGCCGTTTTCACTCATGCGACCGATCCCGCCGAGATCGGGCCGGCCAGCGATGCGCCAGCCGCGCGCGCCCGCGTTCCGATCCAAAAAGTTTCGCCGCGCCGCCCCTCCGTAACACTGTGGATTGGCCTGCCCGGCGACGATGGGACCGAAGGACGGATATCCGCCCCCTATTTTATTCGCGCGAGAACCACAGAACCGACACAGAACCGGCTCACTCCCCAAGAACGGCTTATTTCTCCCGTTTTCTTGATTTAGTTCTCTAGTTCTCGAGTTCTGGTAGTCCCTCACACACGCGCACGCACGCACACGGGCGCACGCATCACGCGTAGGGTTCCGCAACAGAACTATAGAACCATGTAAAATCAATGCTTTGCCGGTTCTAGGGGATGATCGCCCCAGAACTACAGAACCGGTCCCCCCGGCCCGTTGGCGCAGACAGGCTGGCCGCGCCACAATCTTATCTGCCCCAAACGGGCCGGGGGCAAGGGACAAAGTAAAAAACAAGTAGAGCGGATGCGATCGATAGATGACATCGCCTGCGCGGAAGTGGTGGAAGCTGTGCGCGGGCGCACCGCTCCGCTGCGCTACGCTGCCCGCGCGCGTTGGGTTTGTCGCGCCCATCATACCAGCGGCCCGCCTGGGCAGGGCACGAACGAGGGCACCTCGTCACGGTCGATCACCAGCTCGATCGGCACGAGCACCGATGTCAGCGATGCTCGCGCGAACTTGACCTTGGCACCGCGGATCGCGCCCGGCGCGCGTTCGAGCGTTTGCGCCCAACCGCCCTGCCATTTGGTTGGGCCGAATATGGTCGCCAGTTCGCGGTGCGAGAGCGCGACCGCGAGATATGTCGGCTGGCCGCGCATGGCCTCGGTCGTGCCCCACTTTTCCCGCCCATCCGGGCCGGGGTCGAGCGCGCGGCGGTTGACGATCTTGAGCCCCAGCTCCTGGATCTTGAAGCGCGCGCCGACCTCGCCGTCCGCACCCGTCTCATTGACCGCCCGGCCGATCCACGTACCCAGCCCCTCGCGCAGATCGCCGCCGCGCGGCTGATAGGGCGTGGTGCGCAGGTGGTTGAGGCAGTCGTCATGGTCCTGCACCGCATCGGCAATTTCGGTCAGGCTCTCAGGGGCGCACAGGCGCGCCCAATGGTCGAGCAGATCGGCATCGGGCACATGATCGTAAAGCGCCAGGTCGGCACAGGCGAGCAATGTGCCGAATGTGTCTGCGCCACGGCTGTCATGCCCGGCCCCCGTCAAGGCATCGTGATACAGATCGTACGTGTCTTTGTAGCGCCACCACCCGTCGAACATGCGCCGCATCAACGCTGCGCCAATCGCGGGTAGCTTTGCGCCTTCGAGGTCGAGCTTGCGCGCGTCGCGCGGCAGCGGCTCGAGTTCGAGCACTGCAAAGCGACTGCGGTCCTGCGGCTCCATTTTCGGCACGAGGATGGCCGAAAACTGGAAGCAGGAATTGAGCGTGAAATCGGCCGCCTGGTGGCCCGCCGAGCCCTTGTGCATATCGCTCGCCGACGAGGCGACGCGCGCCAGCTCGAGCACAGCCGCCAGCTTGTGCGCGTTGAACGCATTCGGCTCGAATTCGTCGAAAATGACCGGGATCGTCTGGTTGCGCAGCTTTTGGCGCACCGCCGCCTCGGTCGCGCCGCCCGTGCGCAGTACCGCCCGGCCCAGGAGCCGATCGCACAGCCCATCCTTGCCGTTAAAGCTCGATTTGCCGGTGCCGCGCCCGCCGGTGACGAACAGATGCGAGCGCCAGCCGAGCGCACCCGCAATCGGGGTCTGGGCAAGCCATCCCAATGCCAGCATCTGGTCGACGAGCGGGCGTCGCCAGTTCCATGTTCCGATCAGGGCAAGCAATTTCTCGATCAGCTGCTCGTCCACCGCCTCATGGTGTGGTCGCTGCGTCGGCTCGCCCGCCGGGTAAACGTACGTGTCGATCAGGCCGGTATCGAACCATTCCGCCTCGGCGGCTGCGCCATTGATACGCCGCCGCCCAACCATCACCTTGTCGCCGAAATGGACGATCAGCGCGCCGCCGCGCCCCTTATGCGCGCCGCGCCCGCGCACCCGGCCTTGCGGATCGAAGATCCCTGCCGCGCCACATGCGCCAATGAGGGCTTCGCTCGCTTCATCTTGCTTAAACCCGACGATTTCGCTCGGTTTGATGACAACGCCATCTTTTGTCTTAGGCTCTGACCAACGCGGCCAATATTTTGACAGTAAATGTGTTTTCGGCGCGAATAGAGCGTTGAAGTTATTCTTGCCATGATCGCGCGGTCCAAGCGCGACGAGCTGACCGAGCACGTTGAGATACCAGCATATCTGCCCATCGGGGCCAATACCAAGTGGCTTGACCGGGCATCCTGACGGCACGCGCGGCCGATCCAGCTCGTCGTCATCGTCGCGCCCGCCAAACGGCGCGGCATCGCCCGCCTGGGCAAGCTCGGGCGCATCGACCGGCGCATCGAGCGCGGCCGCGATCGACACGACATTGTCGGGCAATGTGGCCGGGTCGGGGCGAGCGCGCCGGGTCACGCGCCAGGCCCCAATTCTGATCCCTCTCGGCTGGTCAGATGCTCATAGCGAACGAAGTCTACCCAGTTGAGCAGTTGCTCGGCCAACGCCTCAGCTTCCGCCAGGGACACGATCTGCATGCCCCCTTGACGATGCACTGCGAGATGGTCGCGGCTATGGCGTGTTACGCTGATCGGCGGGAGGGGCGCACTCAGCGGGCCACACGCGCTCAATCGCAGTATCTGTGTCCTCACGCCGCACGCTCCCCGAGATCCTGCATCAGCCAGGCGTTGATGTCCTTCACCCCCACGGGCGGCATCACGAACTGGACGTGATGCCCCCGCGCCTGTTGCCGCGCGATCGCCTGTTCGAGCGCCTCCAGCTTCTCCCGCGCCTTGCGGCGCTCCAGCTCGTCGGCACCGGGCGACGCATCGTCGCGATCGCAGACGATGACGATGGTCGCGATCGCCGCCGGAAACCGGATCATCCCGAGATTGCGCAGCGAGTATCCCGCCAGCACGCGCAGATCGGGCTTTACCATCGCCACGGTGAGCCCATCCTCAATGCCCTCGGTGATGTAGATCGTCTCGGGCCGCGCGCTCTTGCTCCCCGCCAGGGCGCCCATCGCCTTGCGCGACGCGCCTTTGCGCAGCGGTACAAACGCGCCGCCCGATTTCCCCAGCACCTTCTTGGAGGCTTTGGCCGGGACGCCCAAATCGCAATCCTCGGCCTTGCGCCATTGCCCGTGCCGATCGCGCCCCAACCAGGTGCGGTGCGTTGCGACATGCGCGCCATCGGGCGTGATCATTTGAGACACCAGGCACGGCAGTTTCATGCCTGCGTCGCGGTTCCACACTTCGGCGTGGTAGCGCAGCGCGCCCGGCCAATGCCCCAGCCGCGCGACATCGATACCGCGCCCCTGCAGATAGCGCGATGCCGGACAATCGCCGGTGAGCGCCACACCATTGAGCCACAGCGACCGCGCGCCGCGCTTCTTCGCCTCGGCCTCGGCTGCCGAACGCGCTGCTGCGTCCGCGTCGATCGCGGCGGTCTCGGCCCGGATCGTCGCCAAGCGCGCCGGGTCGAGATGGTCGAGCCCGAGCCACGATTTGGCGAACTGCACCGCATCGCCAAGATTGCCGCCGAATTTGGTCAGCGCGATCATCTGCAGCATATCGCCGCCCGCCTCGGTCGCGCCGGGCGTGGCCGAGAAATCGGTCCACAGCCCTTTGTTCGCACCATCGGCCGTCACCGCCAGCGATTGGCCGCGCTCGCCCGCGATCGACCCGACGCGCATAAAATGCCCGTCGCGCACCGCATTGGGCAGGCACTCGCGCACGACGCTTTCGCAGCGCGCGCGCAACTGCATCTCGATTTCGCGAACGGTGATGACGGAGGGCGACATGCGACTAGCCGGCCACCGCGTTGATGTACCAGACACCGGCCGGGAGTTCATAGTCCTGGGCGATGCCCGCCTTGAGCTTGATCCCGGTCGCCGCCGGTGCGGCATAGCCCGCCGTCTTGCTGGCGGAGATACGCTGATCCTCATCGGCGATTAGACGGATCAGGCAAGGGCCAGGAATAGCGCCCGATTGCGCGCCAAGCGCCACCACCGTCGCGCCTGCAGTGGCATCGAGCAACGGCGTCAGCGGCAACGCGCCGTTGCGCAAGGTGCGCAGCGAAAAAGCTGTGATGTTCAGCGACATGTGTCGTGCTCCATTGTTGGGGAAGGCCGATCGGGAGACCGATCGAACGGCTTGTCGAGCCAGCCAAGCGGCCCGCCACGCGCCCAGTCCTCAGGCAACACCGCGCCGTCGGTTTCGCGCGCGATGACGGCGGCGATCTCGTCCGAAGGCTCGACTTCGCCCGAGAGCAACCGGTCGATCAGGTCGAACGACAACAGGCCATCCTGCGCGAGATGCTCGAACCCCGCATCGCCCAGCCGGGCCAGCCACCACGCCAGTCGATGCGCGCCGTTCGAGGGCGGGTGGCGGGTCGCGCGCTGCGGCGCGGCGCGGTTCCGGACGAAGGCGGTCATCGCGCGCGCGCCAGTTTCGCCGGGGCCGGTGCAGTCACCTCCAGACAATCGCCACAGGCGTCGGTCCAGCCATGGCCGTTGACGAACAGCGAGGCGAGCTTCTGGCGCGGCCGCCCGCACCAATAACAGAGTTTGGGGAGCGAACCGCGCCGCATCATTGCCCCTCGCGTTCGCGCAGCGCGGCGATCGTTCGGTCGATCAGCGCGCGGATGTCCGCCCCCGGCAACACACGATCGACTTGTGACCCGCGCAACGTCGCCAGCTCGCCCGGCGGCATCGCCGCCATCGCCGCCGAGCGCGCCTTGCGCGAGGCCCATCCTTTGGCAGCCGCCGCCGACCGTGCCGAGATTGACCGCGTCGCGGATCCGCCGCGCGCACTCACGACGCCCGTCCGTCTAGGATTTTTCCTACGGAGCGATTTGACTTGTTGGAACGAAATGAGGAACAAACACGGAACATGGGCGAATGATTCGCCGGGAGACCTGCAGATGACCGCGAACGTCTTGCCTTTTCCATCACGCCGCCTTTCGATCGACGCGCAGAGCTGGGAGGTCGTAAAAGTCGTTGGGCTGCGCGACGCCTTCGACGTAGAGTTCGACCATGAACGCGGGCCCGGGGATCATGTCGCCGTTCTTCCAGCGCAGCCACGTCATCCGGGTGGTGCCAAAATGAGCACCGGCCTCGGCATCCGTGAACGCGCGCTCGCGTTGCCACTGCTTCAATTTTCCGGGGGCAGCCTTCATTTCAAAGCTGGTAACATCATGCGTTACAATTTGACAATCCCATGTAACGCGATACGTAGCTGTGCTGTGACCGCGACCGTTCTATCTTTCCTTCGTATGGAGGACATGCCGAACCGTATTCTGGAGCTGCGTCGCGCTGCCGGACTTAGCCAGGAAGAGCTTGGCTTCCGCGTGGGCGTGTCGAAGATGCAAATCTCCGGTATGGAACGCGGCAAGCGCGAGCTGTCGCTGGGCATGATGCGCCGACTGGCGGAGGCCCTGGACGTGTCTCCCGCCGATCTGCTGTGCGACGAGGACAATCCGATGCGCCTTGCCTCGGAAGAACGCGTCTTGCTATCGCGCTACCGCGCTGCCGATCCGGATCAGCAGCGCAACATTGAGCGGGTCACCGAGGCGCTCGTCCCCCTCAATCAACGGCAGCGCGACGCGGCATAGCGGGCAGGTGCTTCACCGCCTTCTCCAATATGATGTCGTCATTGCCAGCGCATGGCTGGCGCTTTCGCTCTTCACCCTTCCGATTTTGGTTTCAAAGGCGTGGGAGCGGCTCGGCATCCCCGGCAAATGGTGGCTCGTCTGGCCTGCGATAGCGCTGTGCATTGCCGCGATCGCAGCCTGCTACAGCGCCGCTCGCATTTTGGACAACATTCACTGCGAACGCGAGACGCACCATCCATGCGCGAATGACGATGAGGGAGACGACGACTAAGCCTAGGTAACGCATAACGTTACTTTTTGACTTGACCTAGTAACGCTATGCGTTACAAACGCTTCCGTTCCCAACGGAGGCGCATCATGAGCTTGCACGACCGGCGGTTGCAACCGCCCGACACCGAAACCTTCGACGCCGCTGCCATCGCGCCGCTGGCACCGCTTCCCACCTTCGCCAATGGCACGCTGTACGGCCTGTTCACGGTCGGCGGTATGCTCGGCCATCGACCAGCGCGGTCGGTGTCGTGGCTGTGCAAGCTGGTTGACGCGCTGATCGCGCATGACGGCTTTCCGCAACCGCTGCCACTGCGCCAAAGGGATGGCACGACCAGCCGCGCCGCCCACCGCGACAGCCGCTGGCCTGCCGCCGCCGTCGACGCCTGGCTTGCCGGCCAAATTCCAACCGGGCTGGTCGCGGTCGTCGATACCTCGCACCTCGCCGCCGCCAGCGCCCGCCTTGATGCCCGCGCGCGCGCGCTAACCTTGATCGATGGAGGCCGCGCATGAAGCCGCCCGTTCCGATGATCCTCTCGCCGCAGCACCGCACGATTGATATGGATGCGGTAGCAGCAATCCCCACGCACATCGCGGCTCATGACGGCCTTCAATACGTCATGGTCCATGCCAGTCAGATCCTGCTCACCACGATCGGGGGCACCGGGGCAATCGGTGCGGACGGCCAGATTGCGCTGATGACGCTGGATCCGCGCGACGGCGAGCTTGGCCTTGGCCTGATCGCGACGCTCAGCATCGACGCCGCAGAGCAGATCGGCAACAGTCTCAAGCGCGCAGCCGCCTATGCGCGTGCCAGTGCCAACGATGCCGCTAATGCGGCGCTGCGCCGGGCCGCAGGCAAGTGAGCCCGCTTCCGCGCCGCCCGCGCTATCGCTCGCTGCATCCCCGTTCGCTGCATCCCATGTGGCTGCGCCAGCGGTCGCGGCTCGCGCCGCTTGTGCACGACGCGCGCGCCTATGACCAACTCGTCGGCCGCGCCGCCGTGGCGATCGCCACCTGCCTGATCGGCATGATGCTGCTGCGCGTCGTCATCGCCTGGTCGCAGGGGAGGCTCGGCTGATGTCCGACGCCTTCACCGCGATCAACACCGCCCGGCGGCATCGCGCAGCGGTCGATGCAGCCAGCATTCTAACCATGACGATTACCCAAGATTTTGGAGAGAAGGGCGTCCGCGCCTCATTTTTCCAAGATGGTAGCTGGCAACCCGGTCGCGCATGGTCGATCGGTCCGCACGGTGTTAGCGGGCGCTGCCGCGACTATGCGAACGGCAGTCGTAGCCCGCTCGAGACGCACGGTAATTGGCCGCTGGATCTGGTGCGCGGGCTCGAGAAGTATCTGCAGTCCGCACAAGCGGAACTCAACCTGGGAGCAGGCGCTCGGACACACGCCGGGGGCACCGATGGGCCTCGCTGACCTCCAGCGTCGCGACGCGCGCATCGCCGAGCTTGAGGCGATCGGCCGTCGCAACCGCACGCGCGATCAGGATCATGAACTTGGTCGCCTGGTCGATGCCCGCGATCAACTCTGGCGTCGTCTCGCCCGTCGCATCGCCGACGCGCGCACCCGCGCGCGCGACCTCGAAGCCTATGCCCGCCAGGTCGGGCTGCCCTTTCCCGAAAGCGCCACCCATGGTTGATCTCGTCGACGCCGCCCAGCAACTGGAAAGCGAACACCTCGCCCGCGCGATCGCGGCCGCCCGCGTTCCAGTGCCCGAAGGCATTCCCGGCGAATGCGAGAGCTGTGGCGAGGATATGCCCCGCCTTGTCGACGGGCGCTGCGCGCCATGCCGCGATGGGCGCGTCCACGTTGCCCGCTTCCGCCCAGTGGCGGCGGAGGATGCGGCATGACGCACGACGGTAGCCTGCCCCATTTGGGGTGCCGCTGCGGCGTATGTCGGCAGGCGCGCGCCCGCATCTGGCACGCCTTGTCCGTGCCGCAACGTGCAGCGCTACAGGCGCTCAGTTTCGCGGTGCCGCGTCATCCTGCCGATCTTCGCCAGCGTGACCGGATCCGCTGGTCGACGATCGCCACGCTCCTGATCGGCCGACCGAAACGCCCCGCCCTCATCCGCGAACACCAGCTCGGCGAACGCAACTGGCACGCCAGCACCATGACCTTTTTCACCCTCAACCAGCATGGCGACGAGCTGATCGCCGCCATGCGCCACCACGAAAGGAAGGCCGCGTGATGCGTCACCTCATCCCGCTCATCGAATATGGTTCTTGGTCCGGTGCCGCGCTTTCGGACGACGGAAGCCCGCAGGGCGATGAAGTTCGAGGCTGGAGCGTGTGTATTCAGTGGCTCGGCTTGCTGATCGAAATTGGGATTGGAGCCGTCCGATGAGCGACGCAAAGCCCGGCGACCGCTGCAGCAACGGCCCCGATGTCGAGTGCTGGACCTGCCCCGCCTGCTATCACGATCACAAGACCAGGGTGACGGAATGCGCGGACTGCGGGGTCGCGCTGTCCTGCACCATCGAGCGGCCGCCGATCGCCGTCTGCACCGTGATCGAGAGGGACCTGTGATGGGCAGTTTTCCAGGCGGACCAAAGGCGGATACCGCCATTGTGGGCGATGGGATGGCGGCTGTTGTAGCTGCAGCGGGACTACGGCGCGCCGGGATATCCGTCATGACCTATCTGTCGGGCAACGAAAAGCGGCAGCGCAAGCACGCGATGGCAGACGCTTGGCAGACCTTAAATGTCGCCAAAGCCAATGAGCTTTCTGCCGCCCTTTCCGAGCCGACAAGGCGCGCGACACCCTCTATCGAAAGGCCAACACATGATTAACCATGCCAAGGTGGCGCGCGGCCTCTCGCACGGCCAGAAATCGACCATTCGGAACATGGATGCAGAGTTCTGCATGCTCGGCTGCAGCGAAGCGACCGCGATCCGATTGAGCAAGCCATGCGGCCTCCGCCCGGCGCTGACCAAGATCCGGAAAAGCGAGGGCGGCATTTCGTTGCTTGCGCTCAACGACGACGGTTTGGCCGTCCAAAAGCACCTCGCGGAGAGCGAAGCATGAAAATCGAGCGCCTCACTCCCGAACAGGAAGCGGAGCTTCCGCGTTTCCGGCAACACTATCTCAATATCGCCTGCAATGGCGGTCGCATCGATCGCCCAGCGCTGGAAGCGGCGTTGGCCGATGCCTATTCCGTCATTGGTAAACCAGCGCCGCGCCTGCTGATCTTCGACAGTCCAGCGTCCTGCATGCTCGCGCTCAAGGTGCTCAAGTCCGCCGATGTCACTAAGGGCCAGCTTTGGGGCCAGCTTGGGGGCCAGCAAATTTACGATGGCAATTATCTGTGGGGATCACAGGATCTCTTCTGGATTGCTTGGGCAAAGTTCGCCGCACAGGTCGGTGTCACGCGGGCCTCATGACATGGCTATACGTCCCACCCTCCACGCCATCGGCCTGTGCGCCGGTGTCGGAGGTCTCGAACTCGGCATCCGCCTTGGCGAGCACCTTCGCGGACGCGATGTGCGCGGGGTCTGTTACGTGGAGAGGGAAGCCGCTGGAGCGGCGAGCCTGGTTGCGTCGATGGACGCGGGGTGGCCTCATCCAGCGCCTGTCTGGAGCGACCTTGCCACCTTCGACGGCAAGCCATGGCGTGGCCGCGTTCATATCCTCGCTTCCGGCGATCCATGCCAGGGCAACAGCGTCGCCGGGAAAGGTCTCGGTGCCGAAGATCCCCGCTTCCTCATCCCCCATGTCCTGCGCATCGTGGACGATGTGCGGCCTGATCGTCTCGTCCGCGAGAACGTCACGGGGAACGCAGCCGGACAACTCGACGCCCTCGTCGGCCCATTGGAAAGCATGGGTTACGTCGTTGCGGCGGGAATATTTAGCTCGGGCCGTACCGGCAATTCCCACGGACGCGAGCGACTCATCGTCGTGGCCGACCGCGCGCGTGGCGCGGGGTGGCTATACGCGGGACAAGGGCGACCCGGAAAAACAGCGCTTGACCCTGGAGGGAATGGCGCAGGGTTTCCAACTCCCCAGCAACTGGGCGACGCCAAAGACGATCACGGGCGGGCCGAATTCCAAACGAAAAGAACGCGGTGCGGGCGGGCACGACCTGCAGGAACAGGTGCAGACTTGGCCGACGCCAATGTCGCGCGATCATCGCAGCGGCGAGGCCGTGAAATCGGACGCGGAGTTGTGGGGCACGAAAGGCCGACCGCTGGAGCGTGTGGCCGCAACGTGGCGCACTCCGACGGCATCGGACAGTGGCGAGAAGGCCTCACCGGCCACGCACCAGCTCATGCTGTGCAACCAGGTTCGCGACTTCCTCCCGCCGTCCTTCCCGGACCAAGCGACCCTCGCTGGCGAGACATCCTCGATCGCTGGCCACAACTTGCCCCCGCCCTCTCCGAAACGGAGGCTCAATCCCTTGTTCGTGGAGGCATTGATGCGGTGGCCGACCGGATTGAGCGGCTTCGCGCGGGCGAAAACGGCGTGGACCCAGTGGTGGGCGCTTATGCCTACCTACGTCTTGGCGCTCTGCTTGCCGACCACCACCGACAGCGAGCGGCAGGGTAGCTTGCTGTGACCTTCGACCCCCACTTTCGCTTCTATCGCGAGGATCCGCAGTCGCGCGCTTGCGCGCGCAGCCTCGCCGATTGCGCGAACGAGCTGCGCGAGGAAATGGCGAGCCGCCGCAATCTCTACCCGGCGCTGGTCGCCAAGGGGAGAATGACCGCCGATGTGATGGCGCGGGAATTGCGGGTGATGTCGGCGATCCTGTGGGAGCACATCTTTCCCATCGAGGCGCGGCCACCCAAGCAGCCCTATGCTACGTGGACCGAGAAGGTCCATGCCCTGCGCCGCGAGATCGGGCTGCGCCGCACGCTCTATCCCCGCTGGATCCTTGCGGGCCGGATCGATCCGGCGATCGCCGAAACACGGCTCACCATCCTGGAGGAACTGCACGAACTCTATTGGTTCGGAAGCCAAAGCGATGAAGCCGTCGCGGCGCGGGCGGAGACGCTGGCGCGCGCGCAGGCGCGCAGCCCGACAGGCCCGCTACAACACGCCGCTTGACGGCATTGCCCGAACGGGCGGACACTATGAAATCCCTTCGCGCCACCACCTGAGGGCCCGCCACCATGAAAATTTCCGTCCCCGGCCTGGTTCCCAAGAAAAGCGCTAAAGGCACGCGCTATTATTGGACGCCGTCCCCGACTCTCCGCAAGGCCGGTTGGGAGAACAAACCCCTCGGCAGTGATCTCAACGCCGCGATCGAGGCCGCCAAAGAATGCAACGAAAAGGTCGCTAACTGGCGCACCGGCGGTGCCAAGCCCCGCGCCATCGCCAAGTTCGTCGCGCGTGCCACCGTCGACCATGTGATCGCCCAATACAAAGCCGATGGCTATCCGCGCGTGAAGAAGGGTGGAAAATTCGGCGACGACCGTTTCATCGGCGAAAACACACGGATCGAATATGACAGCAAGCTCAAGGCGATTGCCGCCTGGGCAGGATCGGAGCCGATCGCGGCGATTACGCCAGAGAATGTCGAGGTGTTTCGCGATGCTCTGCTCGTGCCCAAGAAAGGCGTCGTGCGCCTGACCACCGCGCATGGCACGCTCCGCGTCCTGCGGACGCTGTGCGCCTATGCCAAGAGCAAGAAATGGATCGAGACCAATCCCGCGCTCGATTTCGATTTGCCGGCACCTCCGCCGCGCCAGCAGGTGGCGAGCCCCGATGCGCGCGCCGCGCTGCTCGCCGCCGCTGATGACGCGGGGGAGCCCAACATGGCGCTGGCGATGTTGTTGGGCTGGAAGATCGGCCAACGCGAAGGCGACCTGCTGCGTACGCTCCAGACGCAATATGTCGAGATCCCGTCTTACAAGCTTGATGCAGAGGTGTTCGCCTCGCTGTCCGCAATGGCCCCCGACGGCCGCGTGATGGGCATCCGGCTTCGCCAGGGGAAAACGCGGGTATGGGTGGAGGTGCCGGTCGTTGCCGAAGAACGCATGCGCATCGAGGCGGCGATCGAAGCGGCGCGCGGCGTGGGCATCGCAACTTTGCTCTACGACGAACGCGACAACAAGACCTGGACGAGCGGCGACAACAAGGAGCGCCGCAGCCGGGCAATGTATTTCCAGCGGCGCTTTTCCGAGCTGCGTCAACGCGCCTCCGATAAGGCGAAGGCGGGCGGAGCTGGCGAGCTTGCCGAGGAATTGCTCGATCTGCAGTTCCGCGACTTCCGCCGCACCTGTGTCGTGGTGCTGGGCGAACTTGGCTTGGCGGATCAATTGATCGCGGCAATCAGCGGCCATAGCCTGGACGAAACGAAGCGCATCCTGGAGGTGTACATGCCCCGCACAACCGGCATGGCCGCGCGCGCGATCATGTTGAGCGCCGAACGCGACGCGCGCGACGCCAAGCGCAACGAGGCCAGCGGTTGACCATCGCCGGGTCTGCGGCTTGCGTCCATGCCCTGCGCGCGCTATCGGCCAATCGCGCTTCGACGCGAATTGTCGGAATTCCGACAATCGGAATGTCGGAACGCAGTCCGACGAAACGCCAGAACATGGCGGAATTGCTGGGCTTAGCGGGTATAGTACAATGGTAGTACAGCAGCCTTCCAAGCTGAATACACGGGTTCGATTCCCGTTACCCGCTCCAGCCCGTGTCCCGGCACAGGCATGACCGCAATCTCCTTTCCCAAGGCGCAGGACGCGATCGTCGCGGTCGGGCGCTGGCTTGATGGCAAAGGCTGGGCTCCCGCGACATCGGGCAATTATTCGGCGCGGCTGGACGACGGCAGCTTCGCCGTCACCGTATCCGGTCGCCACAAGGGACGCCTGACGCGTGACGATGTGATGCGCGTGGATGCCGAAGGCGTGTCGCTCGACGGAAAGAAACCCTCCGCCGAAACCGCGCTGCACCTGACGCTATACCGTCTGTTTCCCGCATGCGGCGCAATACTGCACAGCCACTCGGCCACCGCAGTAGGCCTCAGCCGCGCGACGCCAGGCGATGGATATACCCTTACCGGCCACGAAATGCTGAAGGCCCTGCCCGGCATCGTGACGCATGAGACATCGGCGGTGCTGCCGATCGTCGACAACAGCCAGGACATGGCCGTGCTCGACGCGGCAATCACCCCTCGCCTGCTGGCACCGGGTGCAATCCCGGCCTATCTCATCCGCAGCCACGGTTTGTATGGCTGGGGCCAGGACATGGCCGAGGCCGAGCGCGTGATCGAGGCGGTGGAATGGATGATCGCCGCCGAACTGGCCGAAAGGAGCTTTCGATGA